AGGAGATTTGATAAACGTGCATCTGATTCGTACTTTTGAAAACGATGGAAAATACACTAGACGTGAATTGAAAGACATCCTTGAAAAGAAAGGAATAACGCTTACACAACCAAGGATAAATGAATACGTTGAAATTCTTGAAAAATACGGAGTCTTGTCCTCCCCTCGGTCAGAACCTTATAACAAACCATATGTGTTGGCCACAGAGGGAAAACATTACCTATGGTTGGTGCAAACCTATTTCCCCAAAACAAGACTTCTCTTTCTATGGCGACATTATATTGGAGTAAAGGGTAAAGCAAAAGGGTAAACCGAAAAAAGGCAGGGTTACTGTTCGAAATACACTGCTTTCGGATATTGCTGATGATGCCTTAGCCAACCTTTGAAGCCTGCAATCCATATTCTTCTGCTATGAGTCGCTAAGAAGGCTAGGAATAGATCTGTAAGGCCTGTTTCTTTTGATAGTGACCTATAGCCTTCTGAATCTTCAGCGCGCGCTTGGCGTCTTGGTTGAGGTTACATGGCTTGATGCTTCTAAGGGCTCAAAGGGAATATGCAAGCGCTGGAACGACGAATTTTCCACATGTTAGAGCATCTCTTGAATTAGGCTTCTTGTGGGAATAGTGTGTTGCATATTCGGTAATGTTGCAGAAATTGGCGTCCTTTATCTGTTATAATCAGCTTTTTCCGTCTTTTACTTGCATTCTCTATTTGGACTAATTCGTTTTTGGCTATCACTTTTAGGAATTGGTAGTTTACGCTGGTTCTTGCAACGATGCGTGTCACCGCAAGATTTGGCGATCTGACTACTTCTTCAAGAATTTCTGCTGCCGCGTCTTTTGAGCCACGCTTCAAATTGCATCAGAAAAAATAATGAACTGTATTACATATTAAGATTATCTATTCTGATTATGTATTCTGATTACAGATTCACTTACAATAATCTTCTTTTCTCACAAGTGCTGCTTCTAAGTTGAAGAAACACGCCTTTTCATTTTGCCGCCTTTGAGTGGCATGACGGTGAAGTTTTTTGGTTCATAAAAGAAGCGAAAAGAAATTATTGTTGAGGCAGATTCGAGCGATAATCTATTCGCTAAGCTACAATGATCAGATAGTGTGCGAAACAGTTAGTAAAGCTTCGCGAGTGGATGTTCTTGCCTTTCTCAACAAGGCTATTCAAATCAGTGATGTGCCTGACGTGGAGAAGGGCGAAGTACTTGTTGATTCTCGTGGAAGAGGAAGTTTTCAACGTTGAAGGGGGAGGGGTAGGCGCAATTTGCGAGGTCGTTTGACTCTCAAAATGAGGGTATCCCTTCGGGTCGCCCAAATACGGAGGACTGTCGATCTTGACACGCAGCGGTTGCGGAGGAAGACTATCAGGATGCTTGAGGACCTTTTCAAAATTGCTTCTGATTATGCCCGTGGCAAAGTTGACCGTGTAACTGATGATAATGGGAAGGCGAGGGAGCTCACTATTCCTGAGAGGCAGTTCTGGGCTCGTATTGCCGCGTACACTGCTCAGATCATTAATACCATTGCCAAGGGGATTGATGAGCGGCAGATTGACTTGGATTTAGATGCGTTGGCGAAGATGATTCATGAAGCAAAGTCAAAAACGGAAGTTTCAGCAAATTCAGAAAGAACTCCTACAGAAAAACCGCCCGGCAATACCGACGGATAAAGTACAGTTCTTTGAAGACATTTTGAAGTTTAAGCCTTATCCTTACCAAGCAAAATTTCTTGAGGATCCTGCGCCTCTGAAGGTTTTGCGTTGGCCAAGACGCGCCGGCAAGACCACAATTATGGCTGGGGACGACCTCTACTTTGCAATGCACTATCCAAACATTAAGATCATTGTGACTATGCCCAAGTACCAGCAGATCAAAGAGATCTTTTTCCAAGCGTTCCATGAACATTTGGCTCGGGTGTCCCGCGAGATTTACGATGCCTACATTGAATCTGAACTGCAGACGATAATACGGTTCACGAACAAATCGATCATTCTTGCTGAGACTCCGGAGCCTTTCACGATCCGCGGTCACGGTCCCAAAAAAATAAGCATTGACGAAATGAATTTCATCCATCAAGATAAGGACTTGTGGCTTAGCGCCCTCTTGCCCATGACTTTAACGCAGACTGTTTACATTGACGTTGCAAGCACACCGTGGAACAAAGACAGCATCTATTATCAGATGTGTTTTGATGAAGGCTTCAAGATTTTCAGCGGCAATAAATACGAACATGATCCCCCGCGGTATTTCCTCACCTATGAAGACGTACTAGTGCCGAATGGTCCTATACGTTTGGACCAACTTGATAATATGCGAAAGATGTACGCAGGAGATCCTTGGCGTTGGAAGCGCGAGATGGAAAGTAGCTTCGTTGACGATGAAACCGCTTTCTTACCAAGCGCCTTGATAATTAAATGCCAAAATGATCTGCTCGAGTTAGCCAAGTTTGAAGATAGCGAGCAAGGCGAATTTTATGTTGGCTGGGACTTAGGTCGAGAAAGAGATCATAACGCGGTTGCTATTGTCGAAAAGCAGCCTGACTTTGTTCGATTAGTGCATTGCAAACAGTTTCCGTTAGGCACACCGTACGTCAGCGTTATGGCTTACATAAAATCGGTTTGCGATCGATGGAGGCACGTTCAAGCAGTCTATTATGACCACACTGGCACAAAGGGGATGGATGAGCAAATTAATACGGCTGGCTTTCCAGGGATCACTGGCATCGACTTCACGAAACCCCTTAAGCATGGCATGGCTACGACGTTGAAGCAGCTTATGATGACGCCTCGAGAAAGCGATAAAACATTATTGCCAGCAGATGCGAGACGAAAGTTTGAGCTTCCCTTTGACCAGGATGTGCAAGCTGAGCTTAATATTGAGCAATGGGAGCAGTCACCCGGAAGCGAAGTCTACACTTTTGATCATCCAGAAGGTTCGCATGATGACCGTTTTTGGGCGATTTGCATGGCTGTTTACGCTTCCGTGCGAGCGCTACTACCGGGGAAGGGCGCGGTTATGCTTCCACATTAAAAGTAGTATCAAAGTGACCTGAATGGAAGAAGAAATTTTTGTTGCTAATTCAAAGGGCGATGTGAAAGCCTTGGGCATGAAAATAAATTGTGCTTCAACGGATCTTCACATCTACGTTAACGGCGTGGACATTACAAAAAACGTGGTTCTTGAGGAAGTTCGCATTGTGATAGAGAGGGCATCCGAAAGTAAAGGTGTTGCCTTAGCGCCTACAAAGTAGTGAAATAGTATGCCGTGGAAAAACACTTTAGAAAAAGATGGTTTCGAAGCTCAACGCCAAGTTCAACCAGAAATTAGCAAGCGCCAGATTGAAGAAGAGATCCCGGTCAGCTGGAAAGCCGATGGCATGCTTTGGGGCTACGTTACCAAATATATGCTTAAGGGCAGCGGTGCGGGCTTCGTCACTCCACCTTATACGGCGTATTGGGAGCGCATATGGGGAGCCGTCCCCATTGAAGATTTGCCCAAATACAAAGACCTTTTTACGTTTACTCCATACATCTCCGCATGTATCAATGTTACGATTAATCTGGCGATTAGCAACGGTTTCGAGTTGGAAGGCGGAGATGAAGCTGTTAAAGAGTGGTTGACAGATTGGCTTGATGAGCATAACATCTTGCAGACTCTACGCATAATTGGAACGGATATGCTTGTTTTTGGCAATGGAGAGTTTGAGATCTGCCGTGAAGAGGGTATGCCGCCTGAAGAATGGTGGCTTAAGCCGCTGGATCCTGTGCACGTGCGGGTTAGACGTGATGCTTATGGCAATGTGTTCGGTTACATACAATTATTGACCATGCCTCCTGTCGTCTTCACAGCCCAGGATATTGTGCATTTTCGATGGGGCGCTAAGTCTTGGTGGTATGAATTTTCATATGGCACAAGCCTACTAAGACCGTTGCTGAAGATTCAGGCGTTAATCGATCAGCTTGAAGATGACATGGCAATCATTATACACACTTACACTAAGCCCATGCTTGTGGTCAAAGCGGGAAGGCCTGAAATGCCCTTCAGCGATCCGCAGCTTCAGCAACTTATGGAAGCTTTTCGTGATCGTCAGCCTGCCACGGATGTTTTTGTGCGTGGTGATGTTGCTGTTGATGTTGTTCCCAGCCTTACGAAGGATGTGAATGTTCAGTTTTGGTTGGATTATCTGTACAAACAGAGGGAAGCTGTGCTGGGAGTTCCAAAAATCTTTCTCGGACAAAGTGAGGGAACAAACCGTGCAACAGCTGAAATTGTGATGCAAGAGTATGTGACACGGTTAAGGATGCTGCAGGAGCTCATCGGCGACACGCTTGAAACAATACTGTTTAAGCAACTCTTGGAAGCTAAGTTTGGAGAGGGCGTTGAAGTTCCAACTATAAAGTGGCGTCCGATCTGGGAGCCTACACTTGATGTTAAAGCTAAATTCATCGGTGATCTCGTGGAGAAAAACATTATTCTGCGAAGTGAAGCTCGACCGCAACTAGGTTATCCTGAACAACCTACTGATGAGGCTTTAGAAGCGGAGAATATGCTTCCTCCTCCTCAGCCCAGAAGCCAAGGCAGCAAAGTAGTCGATAAGACCGGGACAGGTGTTGTTGAGGCGTTACAGAGCGAGGGGTAAATAATTGAAGATTCGCATGCCTTGTCATACTTTGTGTGGCTATTCAAACCGGATGAGTAGACCACATTTTACTTGTCTATTCTGTCGCGTCAGACGGTTTTTTTATGGTAAAATGGATAAGAGCAAGTATCATTACAACAGCAAGATGCGCATAGTGATGCCGCAGGATTGCCAAACATACGTACTTTTCATTGACAATAAGCGACACCTTGCAAACGTCAAAGCTGCTATTTTGAAGCGTTTGTTAACGATTGCTGAGTGGTTGGCGAACTAGCATGGCTAGAAAGTTTCACGAAGAAGGCTGCATGTGTGGCTATTTGAATCCTGTTACCGAATGGGCTGGCGGTTCATACGTAGTAATTGTTGCGTATGAATGTCCTAAGTGCAAGAAGCGAACTCCTGTCTCCGAGTTTTTGCCTAAAATCGCTGGGTGAAAAGATGCCGGGGCTTGAAGAAGGCACAACTGTGTGGCGAATGCGTGTCAAAGACCCTGATAGATTCGACAAGTTTAGGGTTAAGGAGATCACGGAAGGCGTGAAAATAACGCTTGGAAGAGTTAAGGGTACAAATCGTTGGATAATTCAGAATTACATGTTTGACAAGCAACGATTCAAAACTCGTGAGCAAGTTAATAACTGGTATGAAAAGCACGTAAAAAGTGAAACCCGTACAGCTATGGATTTCAACGTATGGAATGAATACCGTAAAATGGCTCTTCAGGCTTACATGGAAATATCACACGTTTCATAGTTATGGTGAGAATATGAGTTTTCAAGCGAAAGAATGGGACACCAAAATGATAAATGACCTCCCCGATTCGGCTTTCGCCCTTGTGGTCAAAGGTGAAAAGGATAGCGAAGGCAAAACGGTTCCAAGAACAAACAGGAATTTGCCACACCATAAGCCTGACGGGTCACTTGACGTTGCACATTTAAAAAACGCCATGTCTCGTGTAACACACACGAATTTGTCGAAGGAGCAGCAGAAACAAGCTCATGATCACTTGTTAGGGCATTACCGAGAGTTAAACATGGTTCATCCGCCCTGCAGCGTACCAGGCTGTAAGGGTTACACTCCAAAAAGCGAGAAGAAGAGTATGCTTGAGGATTGGCAAACATTCCATGCGTGGCAACAAGCGCTTTACAAGGCTCGGGGCAAAAGGATTCCAGTTTTCTAAAGCTTCAAAATTTCCGTTTTCAAGCAGAAACCTGAATGTAGTTGCATTGTTATGTGCCATTCAACTCATAATGGACGATGATGTTTAGTCAAGCTAATTACGGTTCTCAATCAGAGGTTACGGCAAGCGCTCCGCCTATCATCCCGATGAACATCAAAATCAATGCGATGATGAAGGGCGATGCGTGATCTGCAGGAGAGGCAACACCAAGTGCTATCATAATCAGTGGTGAGGAAACAAAAATTATGGTTCCGAAAAATCTCCGATGTTTGGGCTTCTTGAAGAGGAATATGGATGATGTGGTGATTAGAGCGCCAGCCACTACCATAAGGCTTATTGCGAAGCTGGAGAGGAACGGCAAATCCCCATGACGCCAATAAGAAATGTTCCATTGATAAGGCACAGCCATAAGACCGCCTATTAGAGTAAGGATTCCCGCAATAAAAGATAGGCGTGAAGCCAGCTTAACCTGCCTCTCTCCCTCCACATCCATCCCAAAACAACATAGAAGTGCACATAATTAAATTTTTCCCGTCTTTTCAAGGTGAAAGGTTCGTGGCAAAAGAATCCCAGTTTTCTAACCGCCGGATTTGAACGGCTTAATGTTTTACGTTTTCGAGGTAAGTCAAAATGCAATTGCGTTATTTTGTGCCTTTTAAGGCTCAGGAAGGCGTTTCTGCAGAGTACGCGCTGAAAGAGAAATTAATTAACATTGAAGGCGTAGCCATTGACACAAGTGTTAATGCGAATAAATGGCAGGTTCCAGAGGAAGATCTTGACTTTTTCGTTCAAAGTCTTATCGGGGCTCAACTTCGTGTAGATCATGCAGAGAGTGCCTTAATGGTTGTAGGCAAGGTTCCAGAAGCAAAACGCATGGGCAATTCTGTTTGGTTCAGAGCAGAAGTCGGCGAAGAAAAACTTATCGAGAAAATACTTCGCAATTACGTCAACACCGTTAGTGCTCAGGTAGATAGCGACGATGTTGAATGCAGCAAATGCAAGAAACCTACACGCAAAGAGGGCATGCTTGTTCACTTGTGCCCTGGAGCTTGGGAGATCGTGCATAAGCCTAAAGTGAGAGAGTTAAGTATCGTAGCCTCTCCAGCTTATAAGACCACAGAGTTTCATCCTGTTGGCTTTGCAGCAGCTATGAATGATTCTCAATATGATGCTATTTTAAAGAATATTCAAAATTCGCAGTTATCGGAAGATAACAAAGATGTGGGTTCTAGGCTAACGCCGCAAGAACCTGAAAACAAAAAGAGTGAAGCAAAAGAGGAGGTGAAGCATTTGTCTGAACAGAATGCTCAGGCGAAGGCTTCTCCGCATCAGGCACAAGGCGTAGTGAACGTGGCGCCAGGCGAAACGGCGCCGAAACAAGTTGAATACGAAGACTTGATGAATAAGGTGCAAAAACTGGAGAAGCAGATTACGGAAGGTCCAAGCGCAAGCGACTCAGAATTGGACACCTTAAAGAAAAGGGTTGCTGAATTAGAGAGTGAAATCGGAAAAAGAGCAACGAAACGAAGTCTAAGCAAAAAAATAAGTGAACTGTCAAAGAAGCTGGCAGAGCCAGAAGAAGCAGAGGAAGGCGAATCTGGTGAAGGTGAGGCGGGATTTCCACCAAAAGCTGAGGGAGCTGAGGCTGAAGCTCAGAAAAACGCTGGCAAAGCATCGGGCAAAGGCATTGTCGCAGTGGACGAGTTAAATAAAGACACCGCGGGTCCCGACTATGACTGGTTTTTCAAGGATATTCTCAAAGCTAACAAGATGCTGCAAACTCAAGGCTTCAAAGGTTAGGTGTTTTGAATGAGCGTTCCACAACTTGAAGGAACAAGTCCGCTTCTCTCAGATCGTTACATTGTAACCCTTATCGCGGGCGAAGACATTAACATAGGCGATGTTCTCGAATACAGCGCAGATTGGACGGTTAAAAGGTCAACTGTCGTTGCGGGCACTAAGAAATTTGCAGGTATAGCTCTTACGAAGGCTCTAAGCGGCAAAAGCGTTAGTGTTGTGAAAAGAGGAATTTGCAGAGTAATCGCTTATGGCACTATCGCCTTCGGCGATCAAGTCAAACCACAGAATGGCACACGATTTACAGCAGACAACACGACTCTGAACACTACGATCGTAGGTCAAGCAACCGCAGGCGCCGCAAGCGGCGGCACCGCATACATTGACCTCTGGTAAAAGGTGATTTGAGATGGCTATGGTTCGTGATGCTTTTACATGGGTTGACACAGGCGCGATAGCGTATCCCGCGTTGCACAAGCATATCATAGAATTGACCATGCCCGCTCTCGTCGTAAAACGGTTACTGCCCGAGTTTCCGCTTGTCGCAGGCCGAACAGCAACATTTGCGAAAGAGCAAGGTTCAAGAAGCATTGGCATCAGCGAAATCAGCGAAGGAGCGGAAATTCCGATGGACTTTACACCATTAACAACCGTAACAGTCACGCCTTACAAGAAAGGGCTGCGAGAAAGGATTCCACGTGAGGCAATCGAAGACTTGTACATTCCAGTGATTGAACAGCAGCTTCGACGTCTAGCAAGACGTATGGCTTTTCAAATTGACAAAGACTGCATGACTGTGATTGATGCTGCAGCTGGTAGTAGCAGTGCTGGCACGGGCAAAAGCCTCGGATCCACAGGTACAGAGTTTGTCATAACTGGTGGCATTGGTACAAAGGATCTGCTTTGGGCTGACGCGAAAATTGCTAGTTACAACTTCATCGCTGATACTTTGCTTTGTAATCCTGTTAATGCGCGTGATCTCAAGTATTTGCCCCAATTTTCACTGTATGCTCAGTATGGCGAGCCAGTGGTTCAAAGCGGTGCAATAGGAACTGTGTATGGATTGCAATTCTATGTTAGCAGCGTTGTGCCAGTTGGTACTGCTTACGTGCTTAGTACAGGGCAAAATCTAAGCGCATCATATGCCCCATTGGGATTTTTCGTTATCAAACGCCCTTTGTTAACTGATATTGACATTAAAAAAGAGTTCGACGCAATCGACATCAGTCTTACGACAAGGTACTCGCCGGTTATAACATGCGGAGAGGCAATTTCGAAAATAACGGGTTTGGCGACAACTTAGAATTAGTCTGAACTTTTCGGATTCATTTCCCCATTTTCTTATTTTCCATTTTTTGTTTCAATGCTTCAAGGTTTGCCCTTGAGGCGAAACAAATAAAAAAAGGAAGAGGTGAAACACAAAATGAAGAAATACCTTCTTCTAGTCATGTTAGTTACAGCAGCAGCTCTGTTCTTGGCGAAACCTGTGTTTGCTGACGGAAATGTGACGTCTACAACTGTAACTACCGTCGTCGCATTCGACCCGTCCTTCCTGATTACGATGGGTTTGGTGTTCGGCGGGATAGGAACGCTGGCTTTCGTAATCGCTGAGCTAATAGGTATGTACGTCACAAAAAGCGCTCAAACAAGTATAGTTCAGACGACAACCACAGGAATTAATGCGATAGTCTCTATGACAAGCTTGGGCGTAACAGCAAGTCAAGCAGCAGCCGTCACTGAAGTATCCGGCATACCAACAGCGATACCAAAACCGGCAACGTAGTAATAGCATGACTAGGTAATTATAGACATTCCCCTTTTTTAGGAACTTTTCAGTTTTTAGAGGATAAACGGTATGACGGTACAATACGTTACGGTTAATGATATTCAGTCTCATCTTAACGCTAGTTTTGACTCTTCAGGCTTGAGTTACACCGTGTTCGGTTTGCCCGTAGCCCAGGCATCTTTCCAAGCGCATGTTGATTTTGCAAACTTATACGCCAACAGTATTGTGGGCCAGGATTTGCTTGTGACTGATCCACGGTATAATTGGGCGAAGATGGCTGCCATAAACCTAGCTTGCCTTCGCATTCTCGTGGCTGCTAGCGGAGGCATGCTGCTCGGCGCATTTGATTATCGTTTAGGCGACCTTTTCATCACGAAAGCTACGATCGGCAGAGTAGCATTTCAGAATGCAGCTCAGGGCTTTAAGGATGATCTTGTTAGAATGCTCATGAATTTTGCAACTCCCGTTATTGCCGCTGAAGCTTCAGCCAAAGATGAAGTCCCAACATATAGAGGCGGGTTAGTCAATCCATGAGTAAAGTCTTGGGTAAAGGCAATTTTATCGTTGCAAAAGTGAATGGCGTAAAGCAAGTTTTAACAAGCGCTGAGATGCAGCAGCTTATCAACAATGGCTACGATGTTGAAGTAGTCACGCCAACCTAAAGAATCGTCTCGTGGGATTTGAACCCATGAGCCTGGCTTTTTGAGGGCGGGAGATTTTACCAATGATTGGTAAACTGAGGCGTCTTAGTAAGCTTGTCTGCGAAAAATGTTCTGTAGCCGATTATTCTGTTTGCGCTAATTGCGAGATTAAAAAGTTGATAAATGAGCTGATGGAAAAGTGAACGTTCCACAAAGCTATTACGATTTCATAATGCATTACGCACCGTATTTTTACGTTATCCCAACATTGATGACAGCGGACTCGCTGGCTGGCCAGAAAAATGTGACAGTTGCGGATGGCACAAAATTTCAAGCGGGCTTTCCGGTGCAGATCTATGATAACTCCAATAGCGAATGGAATGTTGTTGGAAGTGTTAATGGCAACGTTGTAACGATGCAGAATAACCTTATGAATACTTATCATGTAGCAAATGCCGGAACAGTTGAAGGCCCAGACCCAGCTTATGGGCAAGGCGTGTTTCCAGCAGCGTTCGCAATCGACTTTCTGTGTCAGGCGTACACTGCGCCACAGTTCTCCGCAGATCAAACTGATATACTAGCCAAGATCACGAGTCTGGCTGACTTTATTCTCTCCCAGCAGTGCAAAAACGCTGCAAAGAAGGCGTTTTGCGGATTTGCGAGCAGTGTCGGCAGCACACAATACTACAGTGTTGACGCAGCAAGATGCATCCCAGCGCTCCTAGAAACCTACAGTCTAACTGGCAACGCAAGTTATGTTTTGGCTGCAGCTAATGCAGCGAATCCTTTCCTTTACAACATGCAACACGCACCGAGCGCACTCGGCGTGCATGATAAGTATTATGGTGGCTTCGCTCAGTATGTCGACATTGATGATAACTGGAGCCGGTACATGGATATTGAGCCTATTTACGGGTTTATCGGCTTGCAGATGCTCGCACAAACATACGACATTGGCAACGCTACAACATACAATGCTATAATGAGCGATGCTATTGACTTCTTGCGGTCTGGGTTTGAGCAACTTTACTTATGGTTTGACCCTAAGCCTTCGGGTGACGGGAACTGGCACAGAGTAGGCTTAGGCGAAACACAAGTTTACGATGACCCTATCAGCTTTGCATTGCTTGGGCTCTATACTTACGAGGGCTGGAGTGTAACATGCCAGAGAGTCTATAATTTCATTGAGACAATTCGAGCTTCTGCACAGTACCCAGCTTATAACCCAGCGATTTGTTGGCCAGGCTACATTGATGTAGTAACTCGTTTTCCCGCATGCGCTTATTACGATGCTCTCACAACGGGCATTCTTGGAAAGATACGGGCTGCACACGATAAACCTGCTTACGCTCTGAGCATGCAGATCCTCAGTTCGTACTATTCTCAATTCATGAATTGGGGTCCACAATTTACGGATTATTCACCGATAACTCCACAGAAAGCTATGGCGAATGTAACTTGGCTTGCACAGTTTTTCATTGCTTATCAGGGCCCGTCAACAGAAATAACGCACATTCTAAGCGTCAACGGCGAAAGTCTGCTTCTGTACCCTATTCAGCAGACGGCTGACCAAGTGACGTGGGGATCGCCGCTTGATCTATTGGGCTTGGTGACTTTGGGTGCAGTGGGCGAGATTGTCTTGGAGCCTGGCTACATTACTGAGGACCATATTACGGTTTACAGCTTTTTGCCGGTGCGTGTGCATGACAAGATAAGGCGTGGAGGCGTTGACTATGAAGTTATTACAGTGTCGGTTTCTGACTTGAACGGTGATCCTCAAGTTTACAAGAGCGTCTGCAGGAAGTTGATCAGTCAATGAGCGCGTACGAGGATCCTGTAACAACAGTAATCAGGCTTCTTAGCAAGAAAATCCAAGTGATTAAAAATGACAATTCAATCGCAACTGTTTACGTAAGCAAAGAGTGGTATGACCGTGAGCTTTTCAAGAATTATGATGCGCAGATAAGCGTGGGTTTAGCTCAGAGTCAGGATGAGATGCTTGAGGTCTCTGGTAGAATACGGAGACGTATAGGGAGACTTCGTGTTAATATTTGGGCTACTGATAGACCTCAGACGTCTGACCCGGGCAGAACAATGCGGCAGAAGATCGTTGAAGAAGTTAACCGTGTTGTTAGGCAAAACATGAAGACTCCGAATCAAGCGTTTTATGACTTCTCCGGCTTAGGCTACCCTTCGGGTGATCCGCATAAAGCGTTCTCAGGCGCTGGAGCGAGTGAGTTAGTGCCGAGTGATGCTGGCTGGGTTGAGCTTTCTAATTTAGACTATCAGAAAATTTGGCATCCAGATAGCATTGACTACAGCAAGAGCACATCGGTGAACCTTCAGTATAGTATGATGCTTTTCCGTTTCAAACTCGATATGGATGCGTCAAAAGTTCAGCAGATTGTCTTGAGTTTTCTTGGCTACGGAACTGCTCCTGGAGGCAACGGTAGCACTATTAAGGTTTGGAATCCAGGTGCTTCAGCTTGGCAAAATGCTGCAAGCGGGTCCGCCGGGGTTAATGAAACCGTAACTATAACGTTGACTTCAAACTTGTCGAATTATATCGATTCTAACGGGTATGTTTGGCTTCTCGCAAGAACAACAAACCCGAGTAACGGCACAACTGCAGCCGTTATAAACTGCGATTATGTCAGTTGCACAGTTACAGTTAATGGCATCACCTACCTAAATATTGAGAGTTATCGTGACGTTGACAGGGTTGATGTTAAGCCTTTCATCTTCAGGACGGAGTTTATCCTGAAATCATGGTCCTTTGAGGACATTGGAGGAGTATTCTAAAAAGGTGAATTTGAATGAGTGTTGAAACATACGGTGCACAAGAATGCCGCGTCTATTTCGTGCAAGAATCAGTGTATGGACAGATACCAACGAATCCTACGATGCTTGGCATAAACACTGAAGGCCCAGATCCGAAAATAAACCCCAGCCTAATCGAAGTCATGGGCGTAGGCAGTAAAGACCTTCAAGCTCTATACGTTGGCATGCGAAAAGTCAACCTGAAAATTCCTTACCTGCCAGGTCAAATAGCGCCCACCAGCTTAATTCAGCATGTGCAAACGTTGAGTAGCTTGAGCGTTCTGGTGGCTTACTACAAAGGATTGTGGACAAGTCCCTCAAACATCATTGCTTTTCTCCACACGGGCTGCAAAATCGACAAGCTAACCGTTGAAAGCAAAGTTGATGATATTGTTAAAGCGGATGTTGAGCTGATTGGCCAAAACGTAGCCAGAAGCACAAGCCTGCCATCTGGTGCGACTTTCGGCGATTATCCTGGGGGAATCCCGTTTTATCTCGCAAAAGTGCAGAAAGGAGCTGCTGGAGGCGGAAGCTTAACAGATCTTACTGATGTCACGGACTGGAAGTTTGAGATTCAAAACAACCTTAAAGAGGTGCCAATCATCCAAAGTCTTCCAAGCGGTGCAACAGCGACTCTTCTAAAATACCTTCGTGAACGCAACAGAAAACTTTCTGGAGAGCTTACGTTAGAGTTTGAAAGCGACTGGGCTCTGGCAGACGTTTTAAACGATACTCAATTTAGCTTGAACTTCCAACTTGGCAGCGGGCATGCGGCTTTGTTCACGTATTGCAAGTGGGAAGAGTTCAATCCAACGACAAAAATCAAGGATCTCGTAAGCGTTAAACTCAAGTTTCTCGCACAAAATGTAGCCATAACATAGGAAGCGGGCGAAAATGGAAACAGAAACTGTTGAAGTTGACGAGCGGTATGGTAAAGAATACGCTGGAAAGTATGTCTTTCGAGAAATAACTCGAATTAAAAGGCTTCGCATAATCAAAAAGTACACGAAATATAATCCGCAAACTGGCGCTGTCATAGATTCAGA